GCATTATCTCTAGGCGCCGAGTGGTGTGCTTATGGATGGTCGCAAGGCGGGATGGCGCTGTACCCTACCCAGCAGTCTACATGGACTCAGCTACAGAGTGACCCAAATGCTCGCACATCTTGTGGACGTCCGGGAGTAAACGGCGGATACTTCGATCCTGCTACCAAGTTTGGAGTCAACTGTTATGGTCCTAAGCCCACTGATAATACAAACGCCAAGTATCCGCTACCATTGCCTGGTTCAGATCCGTCAGCATTTAATCAGATGGTGAACAAGTTCAAGAATCAGTTGAATACAATGCAAGTGAATGCCTTTAACCGATCCGCTTGGTCCGGATGGAATCTTTCTGCTCACAAGTAAACAAATTATTTATAAAACGAATTATTTTCGTTAATCAAGTTAGGTGTTAATTACAATGGGTTATATTTATAGAATCTATTGTAAGCTTCACGAAGAAAAATGTTATATAGGACAAACAACTAATTACAAAAGAAGATGGAGAGATCATGTAAATAACATTAAAGATCATAATACTCCACTGTATAACGCAATGAATAAGTATGGTATTAATAACTTTGTATTTGAATTATTAATTGAGTGTAATAATGATCATATGAATATGTATGAGAAGAAGTATATTCAGTTATATAATACGTATCCTCCACCTAATGGATATAATTTGACTTCGGGAGGAGACAGTGATTATAATCTATCTGAAGAATCACGAGAGAAAATTTCTATTAAAGCTAAAAATCTTTTGGAAGACCCAGAATTTAAGAAGAGACGTGATACTCAGCTTACTGATGCTCATAGAACCGATGAATCAAGGAAAAAAGCAAGTATTTCTCAATTATCATTTCTTGAAACAGAAGACGGTAAAAAAGAAATAGAACGAAGAAGAGAGTCATATTGGAAATGGAGAGAAACTCCAGAAGGTAAAGCTCAATATGAAGAAAATATGATAAAATTACAGCAACGTAATTTAGAACGCCAACAGAATACTCCTATACGTCATTGCGATATATGTGGTTATTCTCCTAAACAAAATTCTAAATCCCATTTCTTACGTCATTATTCTAGAAAACCGCATCTTAAAGCTGTTGAAAATATATCAGCTAAACGCATGGCTGAAAACAATTGTTAGAGTTCTACAAATGAGCAATTACGCTTTAGATAATCCTATTAACCGCAAGGTCTACGTTCCTGGAGAGTCGGATTTACCTTTTTCTCCTGTGACATTTCCGAAACCATCTACGGAAACTGACCAGACCCATCGTCGGATGGACTGGTTACATCATAAACCTCAGGAACATGCGATCTTCCCCAAAAAATCAGAGGCTGTAAAAATAGAAAAGAAAAAGCGGTCAGATTAACAAAGATGATTGAAGTTGCCCTTCTCTTGGGACTGGGGGCAGTAGGATATCTACTCGCCGTCGACCAACCCAAAAAGCAGGGACAGATGTCTTCCGGAGGACCAATTGAAAACTTCACGCCTCGGCCGACCGAAAATATCGACGACGGAATGGAAGCTGATATGACGAACAAGGGTCATAATAACGAGGTACCGTACTTTGGTGCGAATAAGACTCAGAGCATGTACTCCGGAGCCACGAACGGCATTCTGGATTCTCACACTGGTGCTGGAAAGGAGTATTTCCAGAAGTCTGAGGTCAAGTCATTTTTTGACGCCAAGCCCGCAACAGGCAACCCGTTCGGAAACCAGAATGAGTCAGATTTCATGCAGTCGCGCATGGTCACGGGTCAGCACATGAATAATACGTTCCCTATTGATCAGGTACATGTCGGACCGGGTGCTAACGATGGGTACACGAATATCCCCAAAGGAGGATTCCAGCAGGATCAGTACCGCGAGTACGCGCTACCTCGTACCACTGATGAAGTTCGTGTTGTGACCAAACCCAAGCTGTCATACGAGCCTCCAGTCATCCCCGGATCAAGTGCGGTGACCCAGCCTGGAATTCAAGCCGACGTGAACAAGAACCGCCCTGATCGTTTTGCTGTATACGGAATGGATCGTGTGAATACGGCGGTAGGTGCGCAGACAGCTACGCGATACTACCCTGAGCAGATCATGAAGACTCAGGCGCGCGAGTCTACGTCCAAGGAATACTTCAGTGCGGGTGGAAATATGGCCGGTGTTGTGGCGTCGTACGTCCGCGCATTCACGGAGCCGTATCAGGAGTTCATGAAGCTGACGACTGAGGGACGCCCTGGACCTGCTGGCGCCGCATCTGGAACTGGTCAGTCCATTGGTGCTGATATGTACTCGGCTCAGACCAATAAAGACGAAACAGTTCTGTCGGATGCTGCGCGCTTCAACTCTGGAATGGTCAGCACGAACGCTACAGCTCAGCATCTGGGTTCGTACACGTTCAACGCCCCGCTCAAGCAGGATGTGTACACTGAGCGCAACGGTTCCGAGATTCTTACGGCGTTCAACCAGAACCCGTATTCACAGAAACTCAATTCATTCTAATAATGGATCTCATACGCGAACATTTAATATACAAAAATGTGCCTCTCGATATTCAGATCGACGCACTGAAAACCCAGGAACAGTACGAAGTCATACGTCTTCTTCTAGCGTGTCGCAAAGAAGACGTGTGTGTTTTAGTTTCTGATACATCGAACAAATATATTTTAGACCTTCTGAAAGAGTTAAAGATCAATACCCGTGAAACCGACGCGGCTGGCGCACCGTGAACCTGCGGCGCTGTCCACCAGTTGAACTTGTTGGCGTCTGCTGTTGGTTTTGAGGATTTAATAGATTGCTGACTAACTTTATTTTAGAGTCAATGTCTGCCAGTCTTCTTTTTTGATTTTCATTAAGCCCTTTTCCCGGCTCTGGTCTTATCAAACGTTTCCGGCCTTGCAAATCATCAATTTCTATGTTTAGTTGTTCAGGAGTCTTCTGTTTCATCCTGTTTAAATAGTCAGCATTGTTACCCTGCTGTCCCTGCTGCTGTTGCTTCTGGACGTCAAACGTCTTAGTGTTCATGAGTTCCCTCTTCTGTTTCTGTAGTTCTTCAAGTTCCTTGTCGTACTGCTCAATAGCCGAAGCTTTGCGCGTGGCCATACACGTCTTAACCTTCGACATTTCTGTCTCATATACATCCACCGCTCCTCCGACCTTGGTATCTACATTGTTCATATTTGATAACGCGAACTGGAACGATACGCGTTCGTCTAAAATAGGCTGGACCTGTGTATCTCCGTTTGTTGTTAAATCTTGAGCGAGCTGTAAGATGACATTTCGCCCAGATGTACGCGGTTTCAGACGCAAGATCTGATCGTTCGCCAACTTTTCTCCCAATGCTCTTACCTTTGCTGCTGACTCTGATAAAGTTAGTATTGGTCGATACGGTGTCACTGTAAGTTTTGGTTTCGGAACGCTTTCGCGGAAATTTGTACCGCGCTTTAACCTTGATGGCGTCGTAGGCGTTGGAGATAGTTCGGGATCCGGTAATTGTACTGGAGCGGCATCTGGTGCTGGTGCTGATGGTTCAGGAGCTGGTGGTTCAGGAGCTGGTGGTTCAGGAGCTGGTGGTTCAGGAACTAGAGCGGTGCGTGTTGAGACTCCTATGCGTCGTGTTGTTCGTGGACTAGAAACAGCTTGGTTCCTCTGCCCCAACCTCTGCCGCAGCCTTGTCGCTTTCAACCGTGCCTGCTCCGCTGCCCGCTGTTCTTCTGCTGCCGCCGCATCCATTGCCCTTTGCTCAGCCGCCAGCCGATCCTGCTCTGCCGCTGCCGCCATTGCCCTTCCCTCCGCCATTCCTACATTTTGAGATGTTACATTTCTTAACCTCTCGTTCGCAGCATCTAGTCTAGCTTGAGCATTTACCGCCTCCGCGTCCTCAACAGGTCCACCTCCCACTACGTTTCTTACCCCTCCAAGTGTGTGTTTAGCAATATACTCCTTGACTTCATCCAAAATCTTGTCGCCAGTATACTTTCCACATAAGTCTACCAATTTCTGAAGATTTGGAAGTTTAGGGCTAGATTGTAGTTTGGTTAAAGCCGCGGTAAGTGAATCAATGCGTCC